TGCTTGACGATACCATTATTAAATTAGACATCATCATTCCCGTGGCTGACCGTTTCGCAGAAGTCTCTGAAATGTATATTTACAAACAACAGGATGGAGATGTTGCGAAGAGTTTGGCCGCCGACATTGAAATGTACCGTCATGCCAATTCCATGAAAAGTCTTAAGCGTCTTTATAGCATCATAGAAATGGAAAATAAAAACGATACACGTCTAGCCAAATTACAAGACTTTTTTAATTCAGAATATGGGCTACTCAACAAGAGTGCTAACGATCTTGCTATACTGCTTTTGCTTACGGATAAACATGAAATTCCTTTTGAAAAAATATATGCAAATCTGCAGTACGTTAAGGACAATCTTTCACTCACCTCAGTAGTTTCAAAGCCCAAGATTCTGATGTTGAATAAAATAACTAAAAAAAATTATCGGGCTAGAGTTGAGAAATTGATTGAGTATTTACGCTCTAAAATCAACCCAGTAGCCAAAGAGTTTCTTAAGAAGATTGAGTAATTAAATCCATCCACATTTTATAAGTTTATCGTTGTGAAATTGAAATGGCTTTCCACATCCCCATATGCTATCGCCTAACTTTTCTGATTCTACCTGTGGCATATGAGGTGGAACTTGTTGTAAATTATCTTTATAGACTCCACATCTAAATATCATGCAATTCATGGATGATATTTCTATAGACGTACTGCACCAAGGACATTCATAAATAAGTATTTCTGTCATTTATAATATAGCGATATATATTATGAGTCTTAATTTTGATGAAATCGGCAAGATGATTGCTACTATAGGCAAGAAGACAGTTTATCTAAATGATAAGCCTGTAGAGGATGGTGTTGATTCCATGAAGGCGAAGAATGATAACGTGTTCCAGCATATCCCTGATAAGAAAACAGAGCGGTCTGTACTTTACATTACTGGACAGAGTGGTTCAGGCAAATCTTTTTATACTAAAAATTACATTGAGCAGTACCATAAAATGTTTCCAAAACGTGAGGTTTATGTTTTTTCTAGTTTGGAATCTGACCCTACTCTAGATAAATTAAAGATCCTTAAGCGAATTAAAATCAAGCAAGATTCGTTTCTTAATGCAGAATTAACGGCTGAAGATTTCAAGGATTCGTTGTGCATCTTTGACGACTGTGATGTCATCTCCAATAAAACAATAAAACACAAAGTTTTTTCTATTTTAAATTCTATACTTGAGACAGGCCGACATTTTAATACGTCTGTTATTTTTACGAGCCATAATGCTACCATGGGAGTAGATACAAAACGCATCCTAAATGAATGCCATTCTATTACCATTTTTCCTAGGAACATTGGAGGTAAAACGGCGAAATATTTGCTAGACCAATATTTGGGATTAGATAAAGCCCAAATAATGAAGATCAAAAAATGTGAGGGAAGATGGTGTTCCATTATGAAATCCTACCCTATGGTTATATTAACGGAGAATGAAATATATACATTGTAATTTTGCAAACTTTTTTTAAAAGTTTAACGGAAACGTGGAGGCAACACATATTCAGGAGTTTGGTACATGTCGCTATTAGGATTAAAACCACTGCCTAACTTTACTGGCTGAGCAACTCCAGAATCATACACATTCACTAAATTGGTGATCGTTTGACTTAGAACAGAAAGACGTTCGGCTAATTGTTGCAAATCCGTTTGTGTTTGTCCAAAAACACGAGGATTTCCAGGAGCAGGCGGACCACGTCTATTTAATTCGGCTAACATATCATTTCTAAATGTAGTGAGGGTTTCTACATAAGCATCCATTTTTCTTTTATAGTCTTGGATAGTTTCAATGTCGCCTAAAGGAAGTTTAGTTAGAGAAATTCGTGAAAGAACTCGCTGGGCCGAAGTAAGTGCCGTTGATAAATCAGAAGAACTTGGGGGCGTCACAGACACGGGATCATTGATTAATTTTTGTACAGCAGGAACATAAGCCTCCAAATTATTTTCAACCATTTCAAACGATTTTATGGCACGATCAAACCCTTCAGCATCACCCGAGGGCGTTCCTGAAAATCCTGACGATTTATTGGAATCTAGACTCATAGCGTACATTTTTTTGTTGGCGTTATACTCGCCTCGTAATTCTTTAGGATTTTTGCGGTTAGATCCAAGTCTGGGCATATACTAGATAAATATTTTAATTACGGGTTGTATAAATTATGGGCCTTTACAAACTTGGATGCATCTATCATTTTAAGTCCGTGTTTTGCCATTACTGCCTTAACGATTTCAGCACGTTTAGAACGTCCGCCCCCGACAATTTTTTTGGCCTTCGCTACGACTTGACGTACTATAGGTGCTTTACGAGCAACAGAAACGAGTTCTCGCACCAACGGTTCTTTAGCAACACGTTTGGCTACACGAACCACTTTACGAAGATCTTCTTCTATGCCCATTCCAAACAAATGTTTCGCCTTTGCTCCTAGATCAAGACCCTTGGACACTGTATCCACTGCGTAGCCTGTCCAACGTTTGGCCTTTTTGAGACGATTAATTTTGCCACCTTCAATTGTCTTTACGGCACGATTGACAAGGGCCTTTGTGATGGGTTGGATAATAGAACGTCCTTGCTTTGAATTGAGAGCACGAACTGTCGGACGAAGAAATTTAGTCACATTAAATTTACCTCCACTGTTTCCCATCGCAGAAGCCTCTGCCAACATTGAAATAGGTGGATAAGTGCCTAGTTCGCCTGAAGGAAGAATCATTTCACGCATTGGACCTCCGCCAAATAGTTGAGGCTGATGCACGAGCACGTCCATATTATCCATTTGCGAGATTATATCTTGAAGACGACGGTTGTAATGATTATCAAAGGCTAAACCAGAATCACGAGACATAACTTACTACTATATTTTATTTTATTTTATGAAGATTTTTAACTTCATAAAATATTTAAATTAGTTATATTTTTATGCTAAGGAAAGGTGCGGAAAACGCTTAGTACATCCCATGTAACTTCCCACCTGCAGACATAGCCCCTGCCGACATAGCACTTCCCTTCATGTATCCACGCACTGCTCCCATCATGCGAGGATGACGAGCAAGAGCACGAGAAAGCATTCCCATACGTCCGCCAATCATCCGTGCGGGTTCATCCGAAACTTCCTGCTTTTTCGCAGTGAGAACAGCCTCACGAGTAAGCAAACCCGTGTAGAGCGAAGCCGTGCCCTGGCTCAAAGTCATAATGCCTGAATTGCAGGCAATCACACAGAGTTCTACCGCAATGGCTTCAGCAAACTGATTGAGGACTTGCACCGAGAACTGGAGCGAGAATGCACCGAGAGAACCCGAGGTCAAACTGTCCGGTAGCGAAAGATCCGTGGGCGAAACAATGAACATAGAACCTACAGTCGGGACTAGAGCACCTGCACCTGTTCCTGTAGCAATGAGGGCACGGCCATTGAACTCGCTGAAGGACTGTTGCGAACCATTTTTCACAGACAACCGCCACAAGTCGTAGATGGATGCCGAACTGAGAAGTCCAGAAGCGTTGTTCAAGTTGATACTGATTTGGCGAATGCTGAGGAATGAAGAACTGTCCTTGATGGTCTGATTTGCAATTTGCTTACGGGCTACGATAATAAAGTAGTCGGGAAGTTGGCTGAGTTGGATGGCCTGAGAATTGATAGTGCTTACACCCGCAGCGGCCACGTTCGCCGCATTTCCACCGCTTGTGAGGTAGCGAGGGAGGTCAAAATAGGGCACGACATTGCGAGTCATCAACATGTCCGAAGCCTGGCTAGAAAGCAGACGAAGAAGAATAGACGTGGTCTGCGGACGAAGAAGATCTACCGCATTTCCAGCACCACCCGCCCATGCCAAATCTGCAAACATGTTTGCATTCGCAGCCCACTTCGCACCATCAGGGTCAGCACCTACACCAGGCGACACTGTGAGATTTCCAGCCGTTGCAAGTGCAGGGCCACCGTACGAAACGAGCCGATTGAGCAACGAATTGATGTTGAATGTGAAGGACATGTTATTCACGCCTACAAGACCCTGCTTGTTGTGGTCTGGGTCGCCGTAGATGAAAGGAGATATGAAAATCGGCTCGGTGGTGGTCGTGAATACGGTGACTACCCAGTAGTTGGTGAGTGCCGTTGAAATGGGCGAATGATCCACCCATGCACCAGCATTATAGCGATCCAACTGAACTACACACGGATGAGCACCACGAGGAGTTAGGTCTCCATCGTACGATTTATTGGCAAAACCAGCAAGAGGCGACGAGTTAGCACCCACAGTGTCTGCATACACACCAAACTCTTGGTCAGGAAGAGTGGGACACATGCCGTTGTAGCGAAACAATTCACGGTTGTCGTTAAGCCGAATAATCTGGGGGAGGATATCCTGCAAGTTGCACGAGGTGGTTGTGTTGTTGATGGAGGCCGTTGCCGTAGTCATGGAAGAGGCTAGAGGGTAGGCCTGAAGGGCTAGAGTTCGTCCCCACTCCACAGCCGATGCACCTACTGCAACGTTCGCACCAGCAACAGCACCAATATTAACACGAAACTGCATCGGAGTTGTGATGAGGGCATCACGACCCACGATTATGTTCTCGGACGGGACTTGCACTGAGAACACCAAGACGGAGTTGCCGTTGGTGGTGGATTGAAAACTCTGATAAGTTGTACTAGCAGCCCCGGATTTGACAGCATAGGTGAGTGCAGGAGTAATATCGGCAAT